GACATTATTCCATGCCCTTATACTTGCAGCAGTACCACTTGAAAGCGTACCCATAGCCTGTCTAAAGCTACTTGAAAAATTGTCAAGAAACCGAAATTCTACATCTACTTGCCTTGCCATCAGTACGCCTCCTCTCTTTCTCTAGCGTCCTCTACTTCTTTTCTGATAAAGTGCTTTATAAGCAACTTGTCATAATAGTGTGCATCAAAAAAGACTGACGGGCTCCAGTTATGATTTACAAATAAGTAATACATAGCTTGGAAATCCGCATCAGTCTCTATAAGTTTTTTACATCATCATAGTCAATGCCTTTTTTGTCTTCTTTATTGCCTTTAACTCCAAATCCCGATAATGCTCCGATTTTTTCAGCAATCTTTGTAAGCTCACCACCCGGGAAGAGTATTTGTGCTAAATCCTTTGGACTTGCCGCATTATAATGCTTTTGCAGTCCTTCATCCTTGAGATTTGGTTCTACACATCCCTTTACTACTATTATTGAATAAGCATCATAGATTTTAGCACCATCTATACCACCTTCATCATTCGATGCTTTTGACATAAGCTCTGTATACAAAGAACCTGACAAAGCTTTTACGGTAATTTCCACATCCTCGCCTGCTATCCTTGATAGTGTTTTTGCCTTTATCTTTTCAGTAGGAACTTCCATAAGCTTATCTCTATCAAGCTTCATAAGCTTTTCCATTAAAGAATTATTCATTTTTCATCTCCTTTACGCGTCTATGTTGTCTAAGTAATTCCAATCTTCAAAAGTGAAGCTGTAGGACTCTTCTGTATTTTTCTGAACTTCCCAGTCCATTAAAATTGCCTTATCAAATTTACAATGATAAAAGACTACTCTTTCTGCTCCTAATGCATCCGGATCTGACAGCTTTGTAATAATCTTGAAATCAGGAGTCTGACCTCTCTTTACCTTATCAGATATATGCTTTGAAATATTCGACCTAATATGGTGAAGTTTTACACTTCCCTTTCCTTCAAGCTTAGTCATCTTCTTACCTGCCGTAAGGCTTCTGACCATGGAAATGTCGGAGTAAGATATACTTACTTCACCCTTGCAAGACACGACTTCGCCAATATACTCATCATCGACCCACAGTTCGCCCCATGTGCCGTTGATTACCTGATTTGATACAAATTGCTTCATGCGCTACCTCCTTACACCTTAATCTTAAGACTTACATCTTCTATAGCATCAACTAAGGAAACTACAGCCTTAAGGAATACATGTGAACCTGTGTTCGCTCTCTTGATTTCCATGTCGTTGCAATCGTCAATATCCTTCTCGCTGCCATCCTCAAGTATTACCTTCTTGCCCTGTGCCTTTAGCCACTGCTTTTGCCCTTCAATGTCAATCTGACACTGTCCAACATCAAGCAATCCATCGTTTACAAGACCCATAAAATACGCGTTTATGGCGGTGATAAGTAAGCACTTGTTATCATAAGAATTTGAAAACTTGCCGATATAGTTATCCTCTATGGTCTTTCTGATATCGTCTTCCATCATGTCCATAGTCTCAACAAGCTTTATCTTTTTAAAGCTGTCACCCTTATCTGCCGATGTGGTAGTAAGTGAAGTCACAGCCCTATTAAGCTTGACCTTTTCACCATCCCAAAGCGCTATAAGCTTGCCTGCTCCGACCGCTTCATCCTGCTCGGGTTTTGTAAGTCTGCTTACATCCACAAAGTCCTGCAAAGGTGCATATGTACCCGATACAGTCAGGCCTGTACCTGCCAAAAGACCTGCAATTCTTGCACATCCCTGTTCAGGTGTTATTGCCTGCTCCTTTGTTCTGTATAATGTAGACGACCAATTTATTACGCCTTCACTGTCTGCCGCCACCTCCGGCAGTACTACTTTTACAAGGTTATGCTCATCTCTTTGCTTCTTTGCCCATGTGACGATATCCTGAACCTTATTGTCAGTTTTTACGGTCGGTATGGCCATATATGTGAATTTTTCATTCTCAAAGTACTGCATCATATCCTTGTATGCCTTTGTCATATCTTCAGCAGTAGGCATAACATAGACAACTACATACTTAGGTGCGTGACTATATCCAATTAAAGCATCCTTGACAAATTGTTCATTTTCAGCGCTTAAAACTCCGGTTGGAATGTCACTAATACTCATAACCTTAAAAGTCTGCTGTCTTGTACCCTTTAAGACAAGGGCGACAATTCCACGCTCGCCCCTTGTCACCGCACTTGCACCCTGTTCGGTAAAAGTGATTGTGATGCTTGGTGATGTGAGTTTACTCATTTTTTTATTCCTTTCTTTCTACTTTTAAAGATATATCCATCATCTTTTCGCCGTCGTGATATTCTGTACTCTCATACCACTCAAGACCAAAAGATATTTGAGGTATATTGCCATGATCTTCTATGTACTCATGTGAGTAGTCACTTACTAAAAGCTTTCTGCTCCCTATGTCCAAAGTCATGCCTAAGACTTCAAATATATGCTCTGTTACATTCAATGCCTCTGCCTGTTTTATAGTTTTTTGCACAAATGTAATTTTTACAGAACACGACTTTTTAAGCATGTTTTTACTCTCACGACTAACTCCAAGCGGCACAACCTCAACAAAAAAATACGGCGGCACTGCATTATCTACAGTGTCATTTCCGTATCTTTTTATATCCGGATATTCTCTTTTTAATATCAAATTTACTTCTTTGATAATGTCGGCATATGTAACCATCAAAACCCCCTATCTGCTAAGGCCTTGTTTATAGCCTCCTGCATTTTTTCGGGATATTTGCTTTCGTACTCCGCTCTTGTCTTTTCTGCATAGTGCTTGCCCTCAACAAATCCGCCTGTATCCACTCCATGTATAAATTTTCTATGCCCATTTTCTACAAGATGAAAGTGCGGTGCCTTGTTTGTGACCTCAACGCTTGCAATCATCCCAAGGGAGTTGAAGCTCTTTTTTATCTGCCATCTTTTCAAGCTTGCCTTATTTATTTTTCTCTCGCCTTCTTCGTCAACCACCGAAGCTCCTGAATAGCTTGACGGCATTTTGGCATTGCAATCCTTACTCCAATCCTTGGCAACCTTTATAACAGCTGTATTAAGTTCATCCGGGGCTTTAGTTATTAAGTCCTGCATATCCGACATAAGCCCTTCAAGTCCTATAAAGCGTACAGATTCAGCCATCCGCACTCCTTTCCGTGTGGTCCATGTTTTCTGTACACATAAGCTCCAGATAGTAAGAAGCCTCTAAGGGATTCACAATATAATTTATAAGAAATTGCCTGCCCTGATACTCAATTACATCTTTTTCAGTTACATCCGTATTTCTGATTGTGATTTTGTACATAAGCTTGCTGGCTGTCTTATAATGTTCCAACTGCTCATTGCCTCTCAGCGGTCTTATCTCCGCCCACACTTTTTTATACAAGCTTAGAGTGCTTATGATATTTGCAAGCTCATCTTCAGTCTCTTTATATCTTAATATGTTTACTCTTTTATTAAGCCTTCCGGGATTTATGCCTTTTATCATGTATCCCCCTTCAAAGATTTTTTTATTTGCAATTGCAAAATCATACTCTTAAAAGTGTATTCTATAGCTTTTCTTTGCTGTATATCGGACTGCATAAGTTCACGATTATCGTACATATTCTGCACTATCGCACAAAAAAGGATTTTTGCCGTCTTATCTTCCTCATCATACTCGCCTACTGCGGATATGATATATTCTTTTGCTGCCTCCATCATTACCTGTATGATTTTGTCGTCATCATCTCCGTCTACCCTTAAGTAGTCCTTGACTTGCTCAAGTGTCATAGGCTAATACCTCCTAAAAAAGCCCCTGCATATGCAAGGGCTAAAATTATGGTGTTACCGTAATGGTACCGTTTACAAATGCATCGGAATCTTTGACCTTGCAGTCAAATCTTTCTATACCTCTAAACAGTGTCAAATCCTGCTCAAAAGCATTCAATGTTCCGACTGCTGCTACATTGGAAGTCATAATATTAAGCTTCGCCCTGTCAAAAATCTTTACGGCTTCCTTTAAGTCGCCAATAATGAATGGAATCTTGTTTGTCTTTGTGGCCAAAATTGCATTCGGTACCACCCTGATAGGTATCTTTCTTGCACCTACCGCAAGTATCATCTGCATAGGGTTCTGAACGTCAGGACTAAGCAAATATCTGCCCTGCTTGTCCACTAAGGTATCAAGGTAATTAAGACCGTCATCATTGGTCACTATCACAACACTTCCCGCATATGCAGCTCCCAAGGTGACATTGATAGCCTTCTTGATGCCGTCAAGGTTTTTCAGATCTGTTTCAGCCTTTGTTCCAATCGCTGTAAGGATTTGAGCGTTCTTGGTCGCAATATCCTCTTCTGCAAGCCACTTTGTAAGTACAGCGGTGATATTGGCATCAGAGTCGGCCAAAAGCTCGGATGTAACAGGCATATATCCCGCATATTTCTTGACAGCATAGTCAAGAATTTCAAACTGCGGTGTATTATTGCCCTGAATTTTCCCGGCTTCTGCCACAGCCTTAAACCCTTCAGCCTGTGCCTTCTTCTGAAATGTTCTTCTACCGCTACTTGTCTTTACCGTCTCAACATCTACAAGGCTCTCAAGTGAGAATGTAGCCTTCTTATACTGATTTATTTTTGTCTGAATATCTTCAGGTACTGTATAGCCGCCATCAGCCTTGGTGCCTTCAGTCATTGTATTTGTATAAAATCCATGTCTTGCAGCCTCCGCAAAATCATGAATAGGATCTGTTCCCGTACCGCTTGTAACCTGCTTCACACCTGTGGCATTTGCAACTCCATTGGTCATACCGGACTGCTCACCCTCTATAATATCCTTTAAAATATTATACTTATCCTGAAGTGCTACAAGCTCCTCTTTTGCTGTCTTCGCTTCCTCTATCTTTCCCTGCTCCGCAAGGTTCTTTACTTCAAGCTTCTTTGCATTGATTTGATTAAGTAATTCCTGTAAATTCATTTTGCTCCTTTCACGCCCCAAACTTATCGAGGTCTTTTAACAAGTTATTTTTTTCTTCTTCAATACCAGCTTTTTCGGCTGTATACTGCTGTATCATTTCATCAGTAATCTTCAGATTGCCCATGTTGTTAGTAAGCACTGAATTTCCCGACTGACTTATAGCGTCTATAAATCCCATTTCAACCGCCTTGTCAGCTGTTATCCATGTCTCTGCGTCCATCATCTGAATGATTTCTTCTTTACTCTTGCCCGTCTTTTCGACATAAGCGCTTGCTAAAGCTTCATCCCACGCCTTCAGCGTTTCAGCCTGTTTGCTAAGTTGTGCATGATTTCCGCTTATATAGCTTGCACTAACATCATGTATCATAAGCATACCGACAGGTGATATTGTGCTTTTGCCTGCCATTGCTATGACGGATGCAGCGGATGCCGCCAAGCCTTCTACTTCGATATCTACATCATTGCGACCTCTAAGTGTGCTATATATCTCCTGCCCTGCAAGCACATCACCG